GGGGGCAAGCCCCCTCTCAAGTGAGATCGTAGCCCCGCAGCGGCAGCCTATGGACATCTGCGGAACGTGGAGATATGTACCGAACTCCTTGCCGCAGCAGGGGCAGCGCAGCCGCAGCAGCCCCCGTGCGCCGACTTCCGGCGGGCGGTTATTCCTATTCTTCCTCATGGGAGGCTCCTTTCTGTGTCTGGAAATGAATCACTTCACGGAAAAGCAATTCGTTTTTCTGCTCTGATTCGGCCATGAAGTTGATATACTCCCGGAACAGAGCACGGTCATGCTGCTGGCGGCTGGTTTCGCCCAGCAGCGCCCCGATGGACACGCCAACGGCAAGCAGCGCAATGTTGATGAAAAACTGGTCAGGCATCGGTATCACCCAGCACTTTCTCGATGAGGTCAAAGACCATTTCCCGGTCTTCGGCGCTCAGAAAGTCGGCAGCCACAATTTCAAATTTGAGGCGGTCTGCATATTCTTTTAAGTCGTCCATGGGTTACTCCTTTCCCAGTGCGGCGAGGATCTCGTTGCCCTTGTCCAGCAGTTCATCCCGCCGCTTTTTCTGCTCAGCCTCCAGCTTTTCCATTTCAGCCTGATATTTTTTCAGCGTTCCCGGCCGGAAATGCTTAGTCTGGCCCAGCTTGATTTTTGCGGCGATGGCCTTATGCCTCTGGATGGTCTGGCGCAGCTCGGTGTCCGTGGTCAGAATCTGGTAGCGATGGTGGCAGCCAGGGCAGGTGAAATACTGCACCATGTAGTCGCCGCTCCATGTGGCGCGGATGCCGGCGGTCTGGATGCTGAACGGCGTACCGCAGCGGTCACACTTTACAAGGTCGGTCATTCGCCATACTCCTTTCTGCACAGCTGGAACGCATTGCAGTGGTCATCGCAAGTTTTGCAGCACTTGTCGCATTCAGGGTGAGCAGCTTTGCACTTATCGCAGGGCGTGTCAGCCTGGCTGCCGGAACCATACACCGCAAAAAGCTGGTGGGTGCCGTCTTGCAAAGCCTTTTCATCATCGGCCATTTCGTAACCGAGTGCAGCGAGCAGTTCATAGGTGCTGTCAAGGTCATCATTTTTGCGGTGAACGAACTTGCTCGCGCCTGTCGGCCCGTTCCATTCCGTGCTCCAATAACCCTCACGACTGCTGTCCGTTGCATCAAAAGCAACCGCCAGTAGAATCTTCTCCGGCTCGGTATCGTAAGCATTGAACATTTTCAGGGCATCTTCCAGTTCCGTGTCTTCCCGAATCTGCTCATCCAGACCGATGCCGAGCAGCCGCAACACGTTTTCGTCATCCTCCATGTGCCGATATTCGGTCAAAATCGGGGTGGAATAAGCCAAGATTTCCGGCAGGTGCTTTTTGCACTCCGCGGGAGTCAAGTCCTTCACGAAGTCCCATCGCAGCTCGTACATGAGCTTCGTAACAGCGGCAAACTGTTCTCTCGCAAGCTGCTCGGTGGCTCTTGCGGCCTCCCTCGCCGAGTTGCTGGCATCCTCGGCTTCCGTATCGCGAGGTTTGTACAGGTCAATCTGATTTTCACTGACCTTATAGACATAAGCGATCTTGTCGGCATCTTCCGGCATGACGACTTCCTTTTTTGTGCCCCATTTGCCATACGCATTTACGTGTTCGTGTGTCTGGTAGGAGGCCTGCGAATCTTCCGTAGCGAATTTTTTGAGCTGCTCAATCCATTCGGCCTTTTGGTGCTGCCATTTTTGCTGTTCCAGCGCATCCTGCATAGCCCTGTTGAAGTTCTGGGTGCCGAGGGTCTCCAACACCCGGTTTCTGGCTTCCAAGTCCTCGATTTTGTCCAGCTGGGCGAAGTCAGACAGGGTTGCACCGCGCTTTTCGGCTTTCTTGAAGCTGTCGTGGTTCAGTTCCAGCAGCTTGATACGCCGCCGAACGGTGGACTGTGAGAAGCCGGATTTGTCGGAGATCTGCTCCACGGTCTGCCCAAAGTCCATCATCATCTGGAAGCCCTGAGCCTGTTCGTAGACGGTGAGGTCTGACCGCTGCATATTCTCCACCATCATGGTCTGCATCTGCTCCCGCTCATCCATCTCAACGATGGCGCAGGGCAGCTCGTAAAGCCCGGCCTGCTGCGCTGCCGCTGCCCGGCGATGGCCGATGATGATGGTGTAGTCGTCACCCACCCACATAACCTTGGGAGCCCATGCTGCTGCGGCGGCGGCTGCATCGCCGCCCTCGTCAACGCACTTGCTGATGTACTCCCGGCTGCTGAGGTAGTGGCCGGGAATGACCGTCAGGTTCTGGTACACGCCGTTTTCCTTGATGCTGGCCGCCAACTCGGACAGGTCGCCCAGCTCCTTGCGGGGGTTATCCGGGTGCGGGTGAAGCTGCCGGATAGGGATATAAGTAATGTCTGCCATAGGGGTTACTCCTTTCTTGATTCAGGTTAGAAAAACGTGAGCTGCCCGGTTTTGGTTTCGTTAAGAGGCTCATTTTCCGGGGCTTTAGGCTCATTTTTGATAGATTTTTGCAAATTTGCGGGTTTAATATCGGTTTTTTCGATTTTTGCAGGTTCGCCTTTCGGCTCAAACAGCAGGTTCATCTGCGCTATCTGGCGGCGCATATACCACACATCGGTTGAGAAAAGCGGCATATACCAGATGCGGTTTTGTGGTCCTGCGGGCAGCAATCCGCGGCTGTCGTAGGCCGTTGCCGGGTTCACGAGTGTGTCACCGATGACTACATATCCAGCGCAGCCCATGAAGCTGCACTGGATGTAGCACATCAGCCCAACGATAAAGTCAATGTCTTGGGCTATGACAAGGACTTTGTCGTGGTAGCAGATATTCCGTCTTTTGCAGACGTTCAAAAAGGCAAGCAGCGTGGCGCCAGCTCCACAGGCCGGGTCAGATACCGAGATAAAGCCCTCCATGTCCGGGTGCAGCTTCGGGTCAAACGTGATCTCGGCCATGCAGCGGCACACATCGTAGGGGGTGAAGAACTGCCCGGCGTGGTCATTGCCCAGCTCACACATCATGTACAAGGAGCCGAGGAAATCTTGGTCGGGGTTCTGTTCCATGCCCATGACCACCTCGGCCAGCATTTCGGCCATGCCGTCCCGCTCTTTGGCGGAGTATTTGGAAATGATGGTCTGATACATCTTGGTGCGCTCCGTGGCGTTTACCTTGTCCGTGCTGTTTGAGATCTCAATAGCGGTCAGGGTGACGAAATCCTCCCAAATCTCCCAGCGGCTATGTTTTCCGGTCAGGCCATTGAAGATTTTGAGGAAATTCTTCTGGTGGTCGTCCCGGATGCTGCGCGTTACTGCTGCCTTTGCCATGGATTATTCCTCCTCGCTGTCTGCCTTGGCGAGGTAGTAGCGGCCATCGTAGAAGTCAATCACGCCGGCCGTTTCCAGTTCATCCAGCAGGGCGATGGCCTTTTCTGCGGTCACACCCATCTGCTGTTCCAACAGGGCCTGCGTGATGCCGTCGTTCTGCCGGGCAATCTCGGTGGCCTTTGCCAGCTCGTCCTCTGCGGGCGCTTCGGCCTCGGCATCGTCTGCATCATCGGTATCATCCTCGATTTCTTCCAGCTTTTCGGCATCCGGGGGCAGGTCGGGAGCCTTTTCCTCAGGCTCCTTTGCGGTGGTTTCAGGAATTTCCGGCATCTTCCCGCCGATGGCTTTCAGCCGGCCGCTCTCAATCAGCTCACGGAAGAAGAACTGGCAGTAGTAGGAGTGCATATTCTTGAAGATGTTCTTGATTTTGCCGAACAGGGCATCCTCAATGGTGAAGGTCTTGCTCATGCGGTAGACCAGCACACCATCCTTCATGGTGAACAGGAGGTAGGCATCCGGGGAGATGTAGCTGTCCTCGCTGGCGGTTTCCAGCATGGACATCTGTTCGCCCACACCCTTGATGGGGCGGATAATCAGCTTGATGGGGTAGCTGTTCTTGATGAACGTGTAGGTCAGGTCGTTCGCCTCGCAGATGTTCTTCAGCTTGGTGCGCTGGGCGGCGAACTTAGAGGCTTCGTTTTCGTAGCTATCCATGGTATGTGCTCCTTTCAAGTAGCAGAAAAATGATAATCGTTCTCTCTGTTTTCAATGGCGGTCAGACCCACAGCGTAGGCTGCCCACACATCGGCTTTGAAGCCGTAAAAGAAATCCGGGTTCTTTTTTGTACCACGGCCATTTTTGAGGTCGTGGTCTGCGAATCGGTCAATGAGTGCCCGCCGGATGGCAGCATCATTGGCGCGGGTGTTGTGGCAGATGTGTCGCTTCTCCTCGATGCGGCACAGCAGCCGTACCGGGCAGCAGGCGTTCAGGGCTTGGTAGAAGCGGCCGATCCAGAGGACGGTATCGAATACCTCCCGGCCTACAGACATTCCGTAGGAGGCCACCATCTCGATGACCGCCCACCGCCAGCCCTGTGCCCTGGCAGAGGAAAGCTTTTGCAGCAGCTCTGCATTGTCGATTTTTCCGAATTCCAGAGGGCGCAGGGTGCTGCGATCAATCACGCAGTAGCCAGACTGGGTGTTGCCGGGGTCGATAGCGATAATCGGACAGGTGCTCACAGGTACGACCTCCCAAACTCTTGGATGAACCGCGCCTCCGGCCAGCCGTAATACTCCATGGCCTTTTTCTGCGCCCACTTTTTCAAGCGGAGGTCTGCCTCCCGGTTGGTATGTACGGCAGTCACACCGTTCTGGTGGCACCAAGGGCAGAGATTTGCCCACAGGCCAAGTCGCTTGCTCTTATCCCGGTACGGTCCGAAAAAGACTTCGTGCCGGGCGGTGCGATACCGCCCGCAAATCAGACAGGTGGGGCTCTTGCTGAGGATGCTGGGCGCATAGCCATTGCTGTCCAGCTTCTCTCCGTACTCATTTTTTGCCATGTCAATGCGTCCTCCTACGTTCAAAAGACTGCTTGGAAACCTGCTGCATCACCAGTTGAATCTTATCCTGCATACTCTGGTCAGCCAGCACATTGACAGGCTGCGCAGTTGCACCGATGCGCCCAAGGGTCTGTGCCCGGACACGCTTGATAAAGTTCAGCTGCTGCTTGCGGAACTCCTTGTCCACTTCTGCGGCATCCTTGCTGCCATCAATATCTGTAACTTCCAGATCCGGAGCTTGCATGGCATCGGCAGCGCAGCGGCGCAGCTTTTCCATTGCTACGTCCAAACCGTCCTCGTGCGCCCACTGGTTCAACTGCTCATAGTTGGCGTGGCTTTCTTTGCGCAGCCGTTCCAGCCGTTCTGGACCATAGTGCAGTATGTCAATAACTGCCTTTGCGTAAATCTGCCATGCGATTCTTGCAGCTTTGTTTCCAGCAATCTGATATTGCTGCTCTTTGCGGCCACGAGGTGCCCGTAGCATCGGGATGCGGTAGTCGGAAGTGACATACCCCGCCAACCAGCTTTCCCGAATGGCCTCGGCCCTGGCTTTAGAGGGGCGGCCATTGGCATCTGGGGTCATAATGACTTCGGTGTTCTGATCTTCCAGTTCGTGAATCCTGTCTGTAATGCGGTCAAGGCGGGTCTTGCCAACACCGAACTCCTGATGCAGCGCAATGGTGGTACACAGGCACACGATTTGGCTGACAGCCTGTTGAGTGTCATCCATCTCGGTCTGAAACGACTTTTTCACGGCTCTGCACCTCCTGAAACGATCCAGACCCGGCGGGAACCCCAGCCAGACCAGCTTAGAGCCTCCGCATGGGTGTTCACCGCCAAGTCCAGCTTGTTACCTACCACAGCGCTCCCGGTGTCCTGAACGACCCGGAGACCTACACCCTCGATATAGACCACCGTGCCGTAGGGCAGGATGCTGGTGTCAGCTGCCACGGTCACGCCCGGCTGCACCTTTGCGCCGCTAGATGTAATTCCGTGTCCCTCGCCGCAGATGTGGGCGTATTCTTCGGCACAATAGGCCGTGCAGCTGAACGACCCGGCGTATGTAAGAGTCAAATCGATCTGGGCGTTCAGCTCTGCGGTCAGGTTATCTACCTCGGTCTGAAGCCGGCCGACATTTTCCTCCGCGTCAATCGCCCGCATCTGCCAGTTCTGGAAGCGGCTGGCGTAGATGTCCCGCTCGATTTCCAGCTCGTCTACTCGCCGGGAGTAGGCCGTGCTTACGAGGATGCAGCCAACCATTGCGCACGAAACGCCCACGATCAGGCTGTGAAAAGGACTTTTCCGCCTCATGCCGTGCCACCTCCAATCTGCGCCGGAGCTGCCCCACCGGGCAGGGCCGGGGGCTGCAAGCTCTCGATGGGGGCGTCGGCCACGGTCCGGTCGAACCCCGGCCGGACGAACTGCCGCAGATCTGCTGTGCTCCGGCTGGAAAAAATGTCGCTCAAATCTTCCGGGGAGCCAGCCCACCGCTGTACTGCCACCGGGAGAGCCGCAAAGATTTCAGTATTGCGGCGCTTCAAATCGTCGCGGTTCAGCTTGCCATTAGCCGTAATCAGGCCACCGATGTGCATATAGTAAAGGTTTGCTTCGATTTTCCGTGCGGCCACAGCAGCGTCGTTCCAGAGGTCGTTCGCCGTTGGACGCCCAACATCCTGAATCTTGCGGATTTCCGCACACCAGTCCACAAGGAGCTGGTTCTGATAGCGGCAGACCGTCAGCGCTTTTACAAGAGCCGCCGAAACCACATCGTCCGGGATTTCTTTCAGTGCAGCGGCGTAGACTTCCGCTCGTGCTGTACGCTCATCGGTCGAGAGTTCCTTCCCGAAATACCGCTCAATGCGCAGCATTGAGCTTTTCAAACATTCAACTGTCATTTGAGCCTCCAAAAATAAAATCGTAGTCCTCGGCGGCGGACCGCTTCGGCTGCTGGTCTGCTGCTGGTTTGCGCCGCTCGTCACGGGACTGCACGTCACCAAGGGTTCTCACACCCTCGTTTTTCCATACTTTCAGGATGCCGTTGACGTAGGACCATTTGCGAACCCCGGCCAGAGCGGCCTTTTTGATGGCCAGCAAGATGAGGTCGTCCGTGAAAATCTCCCGCCAGCCCAGCAGGTCTTCCCGCGCTGCTGGTGGGAAACCTCCGAGATTGTCCTCGAAAGAGCGGATGATCTCAGCCAGCCCAGCATCGACGGTCGGACTACCGTTATCTCTTACTCTTTCTCTGTTCTCTATCTCTTTATCTTTCTCTATCTCTTTCTCTGTAGGGACATTTT